ACTTGCTACATAAATTTTTGCCATAATATTGCTATTTTAAATTACTATTTATACTTTTGTACTACGCCATGCGTGACGGATGTATTCATTAATTTAATCTTAAAAATATGATAAATGAATATATCGCAGAATGGATTCAGAATAATCCATTGTTAATCGAGTTTTTGATACTTCCTTGTATAAGTATCATTTATAATGAAATCTGGAACCATGTAAAGAAATGGTTTAGTAATTATAAAACTCGTCGTTATCAAGACGCACTGGCAAAAAGGTTAGGTGAGAGTTACCTTTTTATTAAAAAGAATCTCTTTTTAGGCGCTCCAGAGCGTCTTTTTCTTTTATAAATCATTCATTATTATTCTGTTTTACTCTAATTGTTCTATTTCTTCAATCGCTTTGAAAATTTCAAGAATCACCTGCGGAACTATGGCGTTTCCATATCCTTTAATTGATTCCTGTCTCCATTTTGTGAAAGAAATGGCAAGGTTGTCCACATTAAAGGGAACCCCATCATTTCCTCGACAAACAGGGGATTGAGTTGGGAAGTTCCGCCACCATTCTGCAAGCAATGTTCCCCTAGCATTACTGGAAGATTGCAGAGGCTGTCTGTTCTCATCTTTCCATCCTTCCGTTTCAGTGTTTGAGGGGAGACGGAGGGCTGGTAATCTCGGCGTATCGGAGTAGGTAACATCCCATTCACAGCCATTGCGGTCAAAGCTGTTCCCATCTGACTGTTTGGATTGTATTTTTTGCTGTATTTGTCCGCTTCCCGAGCATTGGGAGTAGGAAGTAACTGAACCATTCTTGCAAGTCCTACACTTCCGTTTATCCCGTTTTGATTGATCTTCCTCGGAGTTCGGTTTCCTGTTGTAATAAAAAGGTCGTTCTTTCCAATTATTGCTCCGGTTGTTGCGTCGCTTGCCATTGGTGTCGGGAGCAATCCCATCTTTGCCGCTAAAGCAATTGTAGGGCGTTCCTTTGCATTGGGTGAGTTGCTCTTGTTTATTCTTCCCGTTCCGGCATCTATTGAAGTCGGGGTGGGAAGAATCATTCTTGTGTGCAACAAACCACACCCTGTCTCTTCTGTGGGGCGCTCCGACGGCACAAGCCGGAATAAGCAACGGTTGGACGGAATATCCTTCTCGTTCAAGGTCTTTGCAGATGGTTTCGATGACATACTCTTGTCGTAGTAACATTCTTTTTCGGTTATCTTCTCCGAAAAGAGAGGTTTGGCTTCCCACTTCAGTCTCTTTACCGGGCTGAACCATCGTGAGGATTCCAGCAACGTTTTCACCAATAATCCAAGTGGGTCGGATTTCCTGTATAGCACGGAGCATGTGCGGCCAGAGGTAACGGTTATCATCCGCTCCCTTTCTCTGACCTGCGAGGGAGAAAGGCTGGCAAGGAAATCCGCCTGTGAGGACATCGATTTTTCCTTTCCATTGACTAAAGTCTGTTTGGGTAATATCTTCATAATGTTCAGAATTGGGGAACCAATATTTTAGTATCTCGTTGCAAAAAGGGTTTATCTCACAGTGAAAGGCATTTTTCCAGCCCATCCATGAAGCTGCAACGCTAGGAGCATCAAAGCCGCTGAATAAACTGCCATGAACCAATTTCATTTTTACTCGGATTTAAAGATTAACGATTGACTAAATCGAAACGAGGAAGCCTTTCAACCACTTTAGAATACAGTTCCTCAACGGGAATGGTTTTACGTCCGCTTCTATCTTGTCTATGGCACGCATCTTTTAATATTTGGTCTGAGATAAAACCTAATTGATTAGCTCTAAGAACTGCAATCATTTTAGAAGTATTCCTATCACAAATATCATTCCATAACACATATATATTTGTTCCATAGATTTCCAGTGTATCTAAAGCAAGGATTTTCCCAAGTCCTCCCATAAAGTCATCAGGATCGACCTGTTTACTACATTTAATAATCTCCATGAGGGCTGTCATAGCTCCCGGATTACCTTCACACATTTTGATTACTGCTGACATTACATTATCAGCCAAAGTTATTTTGCTCATATTTATCTTGTTCTAATCTTATCAATAATAGCTTTATTCCTATCGGCTTGCGTAATAGTTAAGCAAGGAAATAAGCCGCATTTTTCACACTCATCGCACGTTCTACAGTTAGTTATGCTAGCATTCATAATGCTTGTAGATTTTTCTAAGGCATCTAGTAATTCGTTAATAGTCTCATTCATAACCCCAGATATTTAAGCATTATGGCCGGATAACTGTATTAATCTATAATTATTAACCTTCATCTGCCGACCAGCTTATTGTAACAGTGGCCTTCAGTTTTTTATATCCTTTACACACCGGACAATCTTTTCTAATAGTGTCACGGGTATCTTCTTCTATTCCTATAAACCACCCATTGCCGCGGCAGTATTCACAAGGAATCCCGCCGAACTCTTCCTGTTCCACGGGATTTTCTACCGGAGAGCAAGGCGGGGTTATTAATAGTGCGGGTTGTTGCTTTTTACTCACGATTCAGTCATGCCTAAAGGAATACAAACCCATTTTCCATTCTCATTTTTCATTTCAGCACGAACGAACTGTTTACTGATAGCCGGCTGGTAGGCTTCTTCAATGATCTGCACACCTTCCATGAAACGTTCGCTTCCGGTTTCTTCTGCAATTTTACGCAGTTGAACTACTCGGCTGGCCTTTAATGTACCTTTTGCATCACGCGCCAACAGGCGGAGCACCATTTTTACAAGTGCTTTCGTTTTATCATCGCTGGCAAGCCCTTCAATATATTCTTTCACGATTGCGATACCGTCTTCTACCGTATCCAGATACCCGTCTGTCGTATATACACCTACGGTAATGCGTTTGTCTGCTTTGGAATTGGTAAAAGTATCACTACGTTGTCCGTCCTTTTTGAGTTTAAGTACGTCAGACTTCATTTCAATCGCATCTTTAAAGTTATCCAAAACGGCTTGCTTGGTTGCCTTGATACTTTTACTTAGAGCAACAAGGGCGGGGATTGTTTTTTCTATCGTTTCGTCCACTAAATCGCGGTAAGCCTCACGATCTTTCTTTGCCTGCTCCTTGGCGTTCTTTTTTGCTTGTTCAGCCTTGAATGCGTTGTACTGTTCCAGTTCTTCACCGGTCATTTCAATAACTTTCTTTTCTACATTTTCCATAATTGTTTAATTTAAAAGTGATTTATCTGTATTATTATTTTTCCGAATTATCATTCTTAATTTGATGCATAACAGGTCCAGTTCATCAATAGTGAGTTTGCCAAAAGGCTTTCCGGTGATGCGGGGGGTTTCGCAATACTCGTTAACGCGGTGCCAGTCGGTCGTGTCAATGCCGTTTTTTTGTAACAGGTGCAGGGCAGCCGATCGTTTGCGCCTCAATTCCTCACGAGCAATCTCGCGGGCCTTATAACCATTTGACTGTCGTTGCATCCCGTCACACATCGCATCATATTCTTTATCGGTCATTTCTCTTAAAGAATCCGTTCTATTATCGGTGTATTGACGAACTAAATCAACTTTCAGTCCATCTTTATCTGTTGTCGGCATACGGCCGAGAAGGGCGTAAAAACGTGAATAATTTCGTTTCATACAAAGTCCTCCTCTTTCATACCGTATTCAGCCATCAGGGCATCATGTGAAAGCCCCATGAGACGTTCGGACACTTCACTATAAATGAAAGATTGTTCGCTAAAAGAGAAGCCTTCGGCCTTCTTTATTGCTTCATTTAAAATTGCTTCAATAATTTCATCCATGACTATAAATTTATTAATGGTTATTTCTCATTCCAGTATTGTATAGCACCTTCCGCCCAGATAGTGAAGTGATTGCCCGGTTTGGTTATAAAACGCCCTTTGCAGATTGCCCGGAAGCCTTGAACAAATATTTTCACGTCTGCATCATAAGCTACCTTTTTAGCTGCACGGCCTTCAGGTTTCACACCTTCGGCATGACTAATAAAAATAAGTAATTTATTGTGATGCTTTTCTTTCATGGCTTTGTATGTGGCATAAGTAAGGCCGGAGTATTGGAAACTGTCTACAATGGCAATTCCGGGGCTTCTACGCTTTGAAAGTCTTTTTGATAATTCATCCATGGGTTCACGGTCCAGTATCTGAAAACGGCCGTTAACTTCGTCCATGCGGCAACGGTTAATACTGTTCTGAAGTGAAAGCCCTGTACTTTCTTCCAAACTGTCATAAATGACTTTATCAAACTGACATAGATACTTTGCCAACTGCATGACAAAACTACTTTTTCCGTTTCCGCTATCACCCCATATAATCCAAGTTCCTGTTCTGTCAGGCGTTCCGAAAGCCGCTTCCCATTCGTCAGTAAATGGGAAGCTGGGAATATTCATTGACTGTATTTCTTTAGGAGAATAGGCTCGCTTCATTTCTTTTCAATTTTTCAATTTCTGTATATACACGGCGAAGACTGCCGCCTGTCTGTTTTACTACCTTCATCACTTCTGTACCTTCCGGGGCATTCAGTTTTACAACCATTGCCGCCTGTGCTTGCAGGAAGGCTTCACGTTCTTCGCCGCTATCCGGTGTTACTTTGCTATACTTATCACCATAGCGGGAAAACATTTCTGTATAGCCGACCTTTTTACATTGGATAGACCGGTTCATTTTCTCCTTTAACCCGTCAGCACCCATCATATACCAAGCACAACAGCGTTCCGTCGCGTTCCAAAGGGCTTTCAGTTCCAAAAAGGCTTCATATTGCAGATCACCCGCTTCATCAAGAATTATTAAAGGGTGTTCCAGCGTTTTAAGATAGAAACATAAGTCGTCATACACATCGCAATACCTACCATTGTAATTCACTCCAAATTCTTTCGCAATGAAGCGAATAAGGCGTTGTTTGCTTTTAACTTGTGAACAGTCTACATATATGGCGTTCTTATGATTCTTCACATAAATACGGGCTGTGAACGTCTTGCCAATATTTGCAAGGTCACACAATACGGCGGAAATACCACTTTCCTGACACATAGTTAACTGCTCCGTTATATATGTAAATGTGGGAGTTTGTGCTGCCTGCCACTGGATTTCATTTGTCAAGGACACATTTAAGCGGCGTGCAATGCAAATCCAGTTCGTATCACTTATCTGTTTGTCTGTCTTTCCCTTCTTCAGTACATTATAGACACTTGGAGAAATGCCGAGCGCAACCGCATGTTTGTTGTCTGATGTATAGTTTTCCCGATTTGCCTTTATAGCCTCAAGAATACGCTGCTTGATTTCATTTGTTACTTCCATGTTATAATAATGTTTTAATGTTATTCTAATGCTGTTATGTATCTGCCAGTCCCCGGCCTTTGTAGTTGCTGAATCGTGATATTAATGTATCGGCATCCATCTCTATACTTTTTACCTGTACAGGGTTTGCCACTGCCGTTTCAATTTTCTTCACGGTTTCAGTTTTCATCACTACAACAGGCGCTATCGCTTGTTTTTTAATCATTGAATCAAACTGGCTTATCTTTTTTAATTGTTCGGTCATTATTTGTTTATCTACTTCGGTCTGCTCGACATCGGCTGTATTGTAAGTTCCGACATTACTTAACTTGTCAAGCAACACCCCGTTCTGATAAATATACACATCCCCCATATTCCCTTCATCATCGGGCAAATAGTATGCGTCAACTTTATTATTATTAGGTGCCAGTCGGTCAAGAACTTCCGGGCTGCTCAACCAAAAATCCGTATAATTTACACGGCAATAACTGTTACGGCGGATGCTTGTTTCTACATGTTCACCGATGTAGCGATATAGAATAGCCTTGTCAACCGGTTGCAAGGTGGGGTTCATATTGCTTTCAAGAACCTGCCAGCGTGTCATTTCAGGGTATTTCTTTTGATTTGGATGCAATGAGTTGTTGAACTCCATAACATCCGCTACATCGTCAGCAATCAGTTCTTCCCACGTGTAATATTGCTTATCTTCATAGTTATCGTTATATTCGTCACTGATTTTCTTGCTTTCAGCCCTGTATTTCTCATTCTTTGCATAGAAACGTCCGATTCCTAAATGGTTCTTGTGCTCAATATTGCGCTTCTTTGCACCGTTCAAAGGTTCAGCATATTTTTCCTGTGAGTTTAAAGGAGCACAAAAACGAACGAAAGGAAACATTGTTCCGGCTTTCAGAAAACTGTCTTTCCACTGGCTCATTAAGTGGTTTTCTACTTCAACCTGCGCCGGACAGTTCCAGCCGTTACGCTCTATGCGTTGAAACATGTCACGGAAACAGTCAACGACCAAATCCACATTTTTATTGCGGTTATAAGCAAAACCGACAACACACTGACTCGTTACGTCATAAGCATAATAAGCTTTCGGCCGTTGTTTGGTGTCTTTCAGTTTACGCGGCAGATCGCGGTCGTCAAATGAAATCTTACTGAAAGAAAATTCCGGGGCATGACGGTGTACATGCGGGCGTTCATTGTGCATGAACGTACTCCATGTCATAAGTTTGCTGTTTATTAAAACTTGATTTTTCGGCTGGTTCAGGTAGTTGTTTATTGTAGACTGACTAAGTTTGATCGGATTTCCTTTCTTGTCTACAAAGTCCAAAGCGTTAAAGATTTCACCGGTTTCAGGGTCGCACACTTGTAATTCTCCGTCAATGAACTTGTTATACATGTCACCTACGTTAATGTTCCACGGCTTATTCGGAAGCGTTGCCAAACCTAGTACAAGACGTTCAATGTTTACATCAACCTTTCTTGTGTTCTGATTACCAAATTTCTTGCTTATCAGACTGTCATATCCATTTTCCTGAAAGTCTTTAACCTTCTTCTTGAAACGGCCCACAGAAAGCGGCAGATTGTGCCCGAACTCTTCTTGAAAGAAGCTGATAGCACCCGTCATTTCTTCCCAGCGTATTTTGTTATTCTGCATAACCGCCCGTTTCATCTTAACATCATTCATCAAACGAATAACAGACTGCAAGGCAGAAGCATTTAATGTGTATTCCTGCTGTTGTTCCGGTTCTAAAGGTTTACCGGATGCAAGGCGGTAACGGGAATAAAAACTACGTGCATTAGCATCAACTTCCCAATGAGAAGCAAACCAATTTCTTAATATTTCGACATCCATACTACCATATTTTTGTTTAACTAACTTTTTATACTTGTCTGGCAGACTATCCACGGAAACCAAAGCAGTAACCCCACGGCCTACGCCTTTACGAACAACCTTCATTTTTTTGCGACGGAGAAGTGATTTATAGCACTCATAACTCATAATAGGGGCTTTGGTTACATCAATCTTGTATGTTCCCACAAGTGCCCGATCATCGCGCGTCAGGTCGTCTTTTGATATACACAATATTTTTCCGTAATACTCCATAATGCAACTTTAAAGCTGAAGTTCAGAAGCTATTCTAGCCACTTCTTTTTGAAGGTTCATAAATTCAAGGATTGATAAACCGCTCACTGTTTGCTTAACTTCTCCGTCAATCAATACGGCAGCTTTGTCTATATTCTTATGCGCGATAATTTTGACACGACTACTGAATATTTGTGTCATTGTTGTTGTGTCATGTATGGTCTCAAAGCCCGAATAAACACCGTCACCCATTAATACACCGCCAAACTCTTTCATAGCCGTAAAGCGTATCTTGCGTGCCAAATCGCTGTCGCTTTCAAATGTCAAAGCCTTCCACACCATTACATCAGTACATCCGAATACCTGACGTAATTTACCTTTTCCGGCTTTGTCTAAATAAATATGCTTTTTCATCACTATATCATTTTATTGTTAATAATCTTTTTAAATAATCTTCCGCTATTCTCACGAACTACAGAAGATTTGCTACATTTGCAGCATGTCTAACTAAAAAAATAAATATTATGACACAATCAGAAAAAATTAGCCAATTAGAAAAGGCTGTAGACTTCTTGCGCCTTTATATTGAGATACTTAGCTCCAAACAATCAGCTATAAATTATTCGATCTTGGATACATTGGAAAAGAAATATCCGGAAATCTATTCAGAATTTTATTCCAAGTATGTAGATGCGCTTGAACTTTCATTTAATGATAAAATGGATGGCATTGAAAATCAGTTGTTCAATATGTCTAATCCACTTGTATCTGAACTCCAATCCAAAATGACTAAAGAATTGAAGGGCATGAAGGAATCAAATTCCTATCGTCAATCCGAAGTTTAGAGAAATTATAATCGGGAAACTTTCTTCTCCGAATGTCAGCCAGTTTACAATTATGTACACTGGCTTTTCTTTTACTTTTGCTTTGCATAACCTTTAGGGCTTTTAAATTTGTTTTCATACCTATTTCTTCTTATTTTTAGATTAGTATTATATTCTTTTCGGGTACGCCTATCATAGTCCAAACCTCACCGTCCTTCAGATAGTCAATGGCATATTCCTTTTCAAACGTACAATAATTGTAATCCCAATCTTTTACAGTACCTTCAATACTATTACCGCTTTTGGTTGTTACTTTCACTTTCTGTCCTTTTTCAAACCAAGCTTCCATAATTCACTGCTTTAATTGTTGAACTTTCAGGCGTTTTTCTTATATTTACCGCCCGTTAATAACTTTAACACGATGCAAATATAATACGCATTTGCGAATAAACAAACAAAAGCGAATAAAATATTTGCAAATAGCAATACATTGTACGCTTATGAATATAAATGAACGTTTTGAGACAATTATAAAAGTGTTATTCGGTGGAAATAAAAGGGCCTTTGCTAATGCAGTTGGAATCAGCCCTACTGTTGTAGAGAATGTTGTTGGGGCAAGAAGGGGGAAACCGTCATTTGACGTACTTGAAAAAGTGTGCGCAAATGCAAATATTTCTGCGGAATGGTTAGTTTTAGGCAATGGAGACTTGATTACTAATATGATTAATATTCGTAAGGATTTAACGTTATCATCAACATTTCCAGTCGGGGAAGGAGATACAAATTGCGAGACTGTAGGAGAAAGGGAAATGATAACAACATTCAAAACGTCATCTACAGATGTTTTAAATAAACCGAAAGCCATTCCATTTGCTGAAGCTGCACGCAATGGTTTAAACCCTATTCCTTTAGTATCTACAAAAGTTGCAGCAGGTTTTGGATGCGCTGACTTTAACATAGAAGAAGACGACATAAAAGACTATTATGTAATACCTAAATTCAAAAATTGCCATGTTGATTTTATGATTGAAATTACAGGATTATCCATGTATCCTAGATATAATTCAGGTGATGTTATTGCATGTACGGTTCTACATGAAACAAAATTCATTCAATGGAATAAATGCCATGTAATTGCTACCCGTGAACAGGGTATGTTAGTGAAACGCATCATGCCAGGTGAAGATAAAGAACATTTACGGGTTATATCTGATAATAAGGATTATCCACCTTTTGAAATACCAGTTGATGAAATCACCGGTCTTGCTGTTGTGGTTGGTGCGGTATGCCTTGAATAACCCCAAATTGGACACACGCACGCAATTATAAGAAAATCAAAGAAATAGAATTGGTTTAATTCTCTGAATGACAAGATGTTAAACCAGTATAAAAACAATAATAGACGTCTCTTAAATGGCTTTTTCTACCCATTTAAGAGACTTTTTTTGCCAAAATAGATGTTTTTATGTAGCGTTGTATCTGTTTTCATGCGTCAACAAACATACTTTTGACCCCCTTTTGACCCTCTTTTAACATTATTTTAGCCCCTCTTTTATGACCCTCTTTTTGTCCCCCTTATGAATTTAACGTCAAAACTAAAGCCGTTAGAAGATGTTGTATGAACACCATTCTAACGGCTTTAATATTCTGTTTTACAAACTATTATCTTTTGCACCTAATAAGGGGTAACTGTTGTATTATAGCCCGTGAAGTGGCTCTAGGGTTTCCGTCAGATAGTCCGGCGTGCAATAGTGTGTTTTTTGTTATACCTATTGTCTTTTCGTCCAATCCTTCTGGGCTATCAAAGATCGCGGAAATACTTCCGAAGGCATAATTGCGCTTTTCAAAAATCAGGTGAACAAGTATCACTTTTGTATCGGTTTTCTTCATGCTTTTTAGAATTTTGATTTGTACAAAAGTACCAAATAATAAGTATATGGAAGTATTTACAGTGTTAAACTACTAAAATAGGTACAGCAAAAATAGGAAATAAATAAGGCTGTTTAACCATCCCATTTTGGGATGATCTAGCAGCCTTATATATTCAAAGGTAAATGATAAGCAAAGTAAAGAGAAAAGCAAAGGGCGGGTCGCATTTGCTTATATCGAACCGTTATTTGATTAAAGCAATAGTAAAGCAAGTGTAAAGCAAAAAACCTTTCGTTTTAAATCAGCCTCCGTGTCATATCCTTCTGAAACGCCTATTAATAAAGGGTTTGCGCCCCGATCATCAACATTCAAAGTTTAACCGGTTCGTTCTGTGCCCCCTA